TGCCATGCACGACCCAAGATAATTCTATCCTATGCCTTTGGTGACACATCGGATGGTGATGAGAGCGACGAGTTAAATCTCGATGAGTCAATTAAAAGAGTACTTCGGAAACCATGAGCAACCATGTCCAAGCGCGGAAGAAGAATGAAACGGAAATCATCATTGAATGCTCCGATTCCGGAATTCTCCAGGAGATCTCAGAGTTCTTCACATTCTATGCGAATGGGTATAAGTTTATGCCCGCATATCGGAATAAACTCTGGGATGGCCGCATTCGGTTATTGAATCTTCGGAATAATACTCTTCCATATGGATTGCTCTTTCATCTCTCTGAATTTTGCAAAGACCGTGATTACGAATTTGCGACTACTCTCCTGATACCTCCAGCTGACCCCATTGAAACCGCAAAGTTTCTGGCTAACGTTCCTCTTTTCTATAATGGAAAAGAAATTCAGATCAGAGATTATCAGCTCGCGGCTTTTAACTATGCGATCGCTAACAAAAGAGGAGTTCTTGTTTCACCAACCGGCTCTGGAAAATCGTTAATTATTTATCTTCTGGCGCGCCAGTATCTCCTCCAGCCAACTTCTTCGAAGAAGATCATGATCATTGTTCCGACGACTTCTCTGGTAGAGCAACTCTATAAAGACTTTGCGGAATATTCCTCGCAAGACGGCGCATTTGGTGTCGCGGAGAATGTGCATCAGATATATTCCGGAAAAGAAAAGCTTTCCTTTGCTCAGAACATTGTCATTACAACGTGGCAATCCGCCATCACCATGAAGCCAGAATGGTTCCTTCAATTTGGTGGAGTCATTGGCGATGAGGCACACCAGTTCAAAGCCGTTTCCTTGACGAAGATCATGAACAATCTTCAGAATGCATGGTTCCGAATTGGTACGACTGGCACTCTGGATGGCACGATGGTGAATAAGTTGGTCCTTGAAGGTTGCTTTGGGCCCGTTTATCAAGTGACTACGACCAAAGACTTGATCGCCTCAAATACATTGGCGCAATTAAAGATTTTTGTGCTGGCTCTAAAGTATTCCGATGAGATTAGAAAAGGTCTGGGGAAACTGGATTATGCCCAAGAGCTTGACTTCCTTGTAGGATACCAGCCACGAAATAATTTTATTACAAATCTAGCCGTATCTCTCAAAGGCAATACACTGGTTCTTTTTAATTACGTCGAAAAACATGGAAAGCCACTGCATACTCAAATCCAAAATAAACTTAAAGACACTGGCCGAAAACTATTCTTTGTATCTGGCGCGGTTCCGGCGCTGCAGCGTGAAGAAATCCGGGAGATTACGGAAAAAGAGAATGGCGCAATTATTGTTGCTTCCATGGGAACGTTCGCGGTCGGAGTAAATATTCGCAATCTCCATAATATCGTCATGGCTTCTCCGACCAAGTCGCAGATTCGCCTTCTCCAATCAATTGGTCGCGGCCTCAGAAAATCAGATGATGGACGTGGAACCGCGATCTATGATTTGGCCGACGATCTTTGCTGGAAGAAGCGAAAGAATTATACACTCGCCCATGCCCTCGCCAGAATAGAAATATATCGCAAAGAGAAGTTTGGCTTCGAGACACATGAAGTTCCACTTTCTTAAAATTATAAATATAATTATATGAGTCCAGAATTAGAAGAATATACGAGCAAATTGGAAATATTTGCTTATCGCATGAACGATTCCTCTTTGGTATTGGCCGAAGAAGTTCATCGCGATATCGATGAAGAATATATCGTAATCTCACGCCCGCTCCAGGTGCTTCGTTCCTATGATGATAATCATACGATCAAGACTACTTTTATTCCGTGGATGATTGGAGAAACAAGCCAGCTCAGAGTTTATATGGAATCGATTCAAGTTACAACCGAAGCGACCGTGGTTGAGAAGCTTGCGTATTGCCAATACTTCATCTTGAATAATATAAAGGCCATTATGGCCGAAGAAGATCTAAGCTTCTTACTTTCTCATGGAGAAGCTTCCGCGGAAGGTGCTGCACCTGCTTCGCAAGCAAAGGCTCAGGCGACCATGCTTAAATCTACTCTCAGCATTCCTCCTCTCAAAGATATGTATTCTGGCCATCCTCGCATCGATCTTAATTAGCTTCGCTGCTGTATACCTTAGTTCATTTCCACTGCTTTAGTTAACCTTTACTTGCCTTGATAATCTGATGCTGATAGAAGCCGTGGTGGAATACAGTCTTATTATACTGTAATTTTAATTGCTGTACATGTTTATGTTTACGTGCTTTGCATAAGACATATCAATGTACTTAAGATCTTTTTGTGGTATAATTATTCATGATTATGACTGATAAGCCAATAAAAATAAAACCAGCTCAGCGCGAGCATTACGTTAACAACAAAGAATTTTCCCAAGCCGTAGTTGATTATGTGATTGCTTCGAAAACGGCCAGCTTGGCTGGGAAGCCAGATATTATCATCACTGAATATATTGGCACGTGTCTCCTTAAAATCGCCGAAGGGCTTTCGCGGAAACCTAATTTTATTCGATATACATATCGTGAAGAAATGGTCATGGATGGTGTTGAGAATTGTCTGAAGGCCGTGAATAATTACAATGTCGCCGCCGCAACGAGGTCGGGTACACCAAATGCATTTGCTTACTTTACACAGATCTGCTATTTTGCTTTCCTCCGGCGCATCGCCAAGGAAAAGAAGCAACAGGATATTAAGATTCTTTACATGGAGCAGGCATCAATTCAATCATTCGCAAACTTTGAAAATGAGGATGGTTCGAGTGTTAATGTGGGAAGCTCCTCAATCGTCGAGCGAGTCCGCAATAAGCTTGCATCTATTCATAAACAGGACGCGGCGCTCAAGACTTTTGGGAAGATGATTAAATCCAAAAAGAAGCAAGCTTGATTTTATCATGAGCAAAATTGCCATCATAAATGATACTCATTTTGGTTTGAGAAACTCTTCGGATGTTTTTATGGATTATGCTGAAAAGTTCTTTGCGGAAGAATTCTTTCCTATCTGTAAGAAATTAAATATCAAGACCGTGATTCATCTGGGTGATTACCTCGATCATCGAAAGTTCGTTAATTTCAAAGTGCTCCTGAGATCTCGGAAAATGTATTTGGAGCCACTGGAAAAGTCCGGCATGAAGATGATCATTATTCCGGGGAATCATGATGTTTATTTTCGAAATACCAATGAGCTCTGCGGGCTTCGCGAAGTGCTAGGATATTACAAGAATTCCGCACGGATTATCATGGAGCCAACCGTAGAAGACTTCGATGGCCTAAAGATCGCCATGCTCCCATGGATTACCTCTGACAATTATGAAACATCTCTGCGCTTCGTTGACACTTGCATGGCACCTATTTTGGCCGCGCATCTGGAACTTCAAGGATTTGAGATGATGAAGGGCATGCCCGTGGCCGCTCATGGAATGGATGCGGCGAGTTTTAAGCGATTTGAAATGGTTCTGTCTGGCCATTATCATACCAAATCAACCAAGGATAACATTCACTATCTTGGCACTCAATATGAACAAACGTGGGCGGATGCGGATGATGCAAAGTATTTCCACATCCTCGATACTTCCACACGGGAATTGCTGCCGATTAAGAATCCGCACACGATCTTCAATCGGTTTGTCTATAATGATTCGATCTATGCGCAGCCCATAGACGCCATCACCAAATGCAATTTCTCGAGGGCCAAGAACTCCTTTGTCAAGGTCGTCGTGGCCAAGAAAAGTGACCCGGTCATCTTTGATAAGTATATTAGCCAAATGCAACTAGCCGGCCCGCATGAATTAAAGATCATCGAGAACTTCGATGAATTTGCAGGTCTTGCAATTCAGGATGATCAGATTTCATTGGAAGATACGGGGAAACTTTTGAATACATATATTGATGCGGCGGAAACGGACTTAAATAAATCCATGCTCAAAAGCCTAATGCAAGAATTATATGTCGAAGCGCAGTCTCAGGATACAGTATGATTATCTTTAAGAAAATTAGTTGGGAGAATTTCCTTTCGACTGGAGATAAACCAATCGAAATCGATCTATGCAAAGACAGATCGACCTTGATCGTCGGCGCCAATGGTTCTGGAAAATCCACATTGCTCGATGCTCTTTCATATGCGCTCTTTGGAAAACCTCATCGATCGATATCCAAGCTCCAACTCGTCAATTCAATTAACCAAAAGAATTGTTTAGTCACGGTTGTTTTCTCCATTGGCAAATTAAATTTCAAAGTTATTCGCGGGGCACGGCCGGCCATATTTGAAATTTGGCAAGACGGCGCCCTCATTAACCAAGAATCCCATTCCCGCGATTATCAAAAAGTTCTGGAAATAAACATTCTAAAGCTCAATCATAAATCGTTCCATCAGATCGTAGTGCTCGGCGCATCAACCTTCATTCCTTTCATGCAGCTTCCGCAATGGCACCGCCGAGAAGTCATTGAAGATCTCCTGGACATTGCGGTATTTACACAGATGAATGTCATTCTGAAGGAGAAGACGGCCAAGATGAAGGATGCCATGGCGCTTTCGGAGTCCACCTTTACGCTTATCAAAGAAAAGATTACGCTTCAGACCAAACACATTGACGATCTCCGCCATATTGACCAAGATAAATTCGATGTCATTCGAAAGGAAATAGCAATTCTTCAGGAAGAGATTGCGGAAAAGCATGCCGATCGGGCCAGATTGACCGAAGAAATTTCAACCAATGGTGAAATCGGCATGGAGCTTCTTCGGATTGTTCAAAGCAAACGGCAATCGCTAAAGACGTATCACGTTCAAATTCAGAGCAATCTGAATAAAATCAAATCTGAAGCTGAGTTTTATTCCAAGAATGATTCATGTCCTACCTGTCTTCAGCCAATTGATTTAGCGTTTAAGGCTGACAAGCATAAATCATGTTCCACTCGTTCCACGGAAATTCAGGTCGGTCTAGATAAATTAAACGCGCTCATAACTGAAAGCGACTCTCAACTTCAAAAGGCGGAAATCGCCATGACTTTGGTTCGCGAAACACAAAATCGCGTAAGTATCCTGAATGGTTCGATCGCCTCGATTGAAACTCAAATGCTTAATCTAAATAAAAAGCTCTTGGCCTCAGAAGCTTCAATTGATCTTTCAGCGGCCGAAATTGCCTTGGGCGCTCTGAGAACTTCACGGGATGAATTGGGTGAAGTTCGTGCTTCGCAATCCACCTTGCGCACCTACAATATAGTTCTAGGGGAAATGTTGAAGGACACAGGAATTAAAACGAAAGTGATTCGGCAATATCTTCCCGTCATCAACAAGTTTGCAAATTATTATTTGGGCATTCTGGATTTTTTCGTTTCATTTACACTTGATGAATCCTTTGATGAAACGGTTCGTTCTCGCCATCGCGATTATTTTTCATATGCATCATTTTCCGAAGGAGAAAAGCAGCGCATCGATCTGGCACTCCTTTTCACAT